TTAAAGAGTCTTCAAGAACTGCTTGAACATGGCGGCTACGGTGTCGGCATCATTCCGCTGCTGGGCCTCAACGAGCAACTGCTGCCGCTGCTTACCGGTAGTGCTATCTGTCACACTGAGCCAGTCATGGAACCTCGAGTCCGAATTTATTTTGCGGTAATCAGGCACTTGCCGCTCAAGGTCAGACCAGAACTGAGGTCCGTTTTTAACCTTATCGCCTGTCTGCTGCAGGCTCTGCGCAACTCGCATAGCCTCTGCCTTATCGTCATACCAGCCGAGACGCATCAAGCAACTCCGATACATCTGCTTTCTGGCCGACGATGCGGCAAGGACATTTCCCATTGCCACGCCATTGGCAAATCCGGCACTGAAACTGTCACTTGATAGCGGTGTTACCAAGCTGTTGCTGGTGTAATGGGCAGCCCCCCCTCGCCCATAAATATCTCCATAGCTCTGCACCACATAGGCGCTTGGCTGGCTTGGGTAGAGGCGAACATCCGGAATTGGTACCGATCCTTGAACTGCTCCATTGCAATAACCCTTATCGATCTCAAACTGCCGAGATGCCTGCTCTGAGGTCAAATGCGGGTTATACCAATTGGTGCCACAAGCGGTAACCGATAGCCCGGCACAGGACAAAACGAACAGCCGATAGAAAGACTGCTTCACTGGAGCGCCTCCTTGTGATCGTGAAGCGCCAATCATGTCTCAACAGCATCAGTGAGGCCAGATGCCATATAAGGGCCTGGCACTCGTCTTTCGCATGCCGGTATCATCGAAAATTCTGCAATATCGCAAGGAAGTGACCGATGAAAAAGCTGCTAGCCGCCCTCACCATTGCCCTCGCGACCCCTGCCGCCTTTGCCCAGTGCTTCGGCAGTGGATCGTTCAAATCTTGCACCGACTCAAGCGGCAACCACTACAACGTCCAGCATTACGGTAATACCACCAACGTGCAGGGGTATAACGCCGGCACGGGTTCGAGCTGGAACCAGAGCAGCCAGACAATCGGCAACACCACCTACCACAGAGGGACCTCTGCCGATGGCGGCTCGTGGAACGGCACCACCCAAAGGATCGGTGGCACCACGTACAACAGCGGAACCGACTCCAATGGCAATTACTACCATTCCACCTGCAACCAATACGGGTGCTACTGAGTGGAAGGTGCCAGCCTGATCATCCCGGGCGTCGCCAGCTTTCTTGTCTTCGGCGCCATATTCATGACGCAGATGCCCCGCCACTGGCAGACGACCCAGGGTTGGCTATTAATCAGCCTGGTCGGCATTCCAATGTTCATCCTGTTCGTTGGCCTGATGGTCAACATTCCCGCCCTGCTGTTCGGCGGATTGGTGCTGACCGGCTTCTTCGCCGGCCAGCAACCGCGCCGCCGCCGCTAATCAGCGCCTGGCCCGCACGGCTTCCACTCGCTTGCCGGCCATTTCGGTCAGGCGGTTCTTGACCACCAGCAGGCGGTCGAGCTCCCGCCGCTTGGCATCTGAGTCCTGCTCACCAAGCCGTACCGCATCCATGCGCGCATTGATCGTGGTCAGTCGGCGCTGAACCTGGTTCAACTGCTTGCGCAGAGCAAGCATGTCACGCTTCTCCTGCATGACCTGGCGCGCCTCATCCAAGCGCCCAAGCTCTCGCAGCTCCTTGACGTCGGCATAGACCCGCCCAGCCTCCTTCAGGCCCTCATAGAAGAGCGTGCTGTAGCGGGTATAGGCCGCAGGCGTGTCGAGGTCGCGGTAGAAGCGGCGGATCGGCTGGTATTCCTGCCAGTGCTTCGCCGGCTCCGTCTCGCCATTGGCCGAACGCCAGAGGGTGTCCATGATGCCAGCTACCCAGGCGCCGACCTGGCCCAGGTAGCCTTGAATCAGGTGATCGGCCTGGATCGGTGACACAGCCAACGGGGACTCGTCCCCGAATCGACGACTAACCCACGACGCCGCTTTGGCGGGCGCCGTAGTAGTGGACTTTACCCGAAGCCCAGAACTGAGCCGCTCCATGCCACCTGATTCGATCGGGCGTCCGGTGAAAGAATCCTTGTTCGAGTAGACGTCAAGTACCGGTTGAGCCATCTGGGGCACCGGCGAAAAGGAGAAGGTCTGAGTCAACGCGAAGCCAAGGCGCTCGGCAAACAGCTTGCCAGTGGCCTTGTCGTCGACGGCCTGCTGTAGCAGCCGCTCGGCCAAAGTGGCGATTGCACCCACCTCGAACGGTTTGGGAATGAAGAAGCCATTGCCGCCGATTCGAACGAACCAGTACGTATCCTTCTGCCACTCTTCTAGCTTGCGGTATTCCTCGTCGTCGTTGTTCGCCAGCAGCAAGGCCATGCTGGCCAGCGACAGGGCGCCGACAACCGTGGCAAAGCGGGCAGCTGCCTGCTTGTCCGAAGCATTGCCCTTGCCGAAGGCAACCAGCAGCGACGGCTTCACGCCGGAGCGGTACAACTTGTCCAGGCCCTGCAGGCGCGCATTGAGGAACGGCACGACGCGAATCAGAAATCGCACTGCCGGCCAAGCGCCGTGCACGCTGAAATCCATCAGGTCGCGCGCCTCGAAAGCTGCCGCCAGTTTGCCGCGGGCCTGGTTCTGCTCGAAAATGGCAGCGCGGTTGGCGTTCTCGGCCGTATTGGCGAGCGCACCCCACCTATCCCAGCCGGCCTTCAGCATCTCCGGTACCAGTCTTGGACTGGAAACCAGTTTTGCTCCACGCAGATCCCTGGTCAGGTTCGCCTTCACCTCATCCGGGTCATTGCTGTAGATGTGGCCGAAGCTGAAAGCGCCTCCGCTGGCAAGTAGGCGAGCTCGCTTCTTGGCATCCGTCCAGTCCTTTGCGCCGACGGCAATGTTCTTCAGGAAGTTCTTGCCCACCTCAGAGGTAGCCGTCGCTGACATTGAGTCGCGCAGTAGGTTGGCAATGATGAACTGAGGCGTCACCGTGGTCATATTGGTGAACACCCGCTTGAATGCGGACATCATCCGCACGGCCGCATTGTTCAGGCCGGGGTCGGCCAGCGAGGTCAGTGCCTCATAGACCAGTGGGTCGCTGATCTCGTACCACTGCTTCTGCCCATCCTTGAGGATAAAGGTACTGGTCTTGATATCTCGCTCGGCCTCCTTCACCGTATCCGCAATGCCCAGCTGCTCGGCATTACGGATCGCCTGGGTGGCGGCCTGATTCTTCAGGCTCGCCTGCAGCAGGTGATGGAAGTTCATCAGGGTGTTTTGCAGCAGGTCGTTGAGGTTCTGATCGCCGCCCTTCAGCTTCTTGTAAGCCTCCTGGCGAGTCAGCCCCCTCGAACCCTTCGGGCCAGCGAAGCCATCCTCATCGACAACCCGGTAGAACGGCACATAGAACTCATCTCGCCACAGGGCGCGGCTCTCGGAGCTGATGACGCCGGCCTGCTCGGCAATGGCCAGCACATCGTCGCGGTACTGCTGGAACTCCTTGAACACCTCCCGATACAGCGCGGCGCGATCTGCCCCCTGCTCCGTCGTACCTTGATTGAGAGTCTGCAGTGCGGTGATCTCCTTGGGCGTGAAGAGGTTTTCCCTACCCTCGGCCGCCAGCTTCGCTGAGCGACTACCGGCGATCCATCCCATGAAGCGCTCGATCTCGGCTGCCGAGCCCAAGCGGGACAGGGCAGCGCCAAGCCCCAAGCTGCCGTCGCCGCGCATATCGATGACCTTTTCCTTGGCATCCAAGTAGATCCGGCCATTGTTCAGCATGGCATGCAAGGCGCCGCCGGCAGCCGACGACATGCGGGCAAGGACCCAGGAGCTGTCGGTGATCGAGCTGCTCAGAATATCCTCACCACGGGCGGCTTCATCCAGATCACGCAGAGCGGCATAGCGGTCGACCAGCCCCTGACGGACCTTCAGCATGGCGCGATCGGACAGGCGCTTGAACCAGTCGATTGCGCGCTCCGGAGTGGAACGGGGAGCGATCTTGTTCAGCGCTGATTTCTGATCGTCGCTAAGATCAGTGAAGGCATCCGAGGTATGCGAGCGATTGGGGCGCAGGGAGTAAAGCGTGGCATCGTCGGGCTCCGGCGATTTATTGACTCGGTCGGTATCCGTGTCATTATTAGAAACACCCGCTCCCACGTCGTCGCGGGTACGCGAAGCGGCGGCGTGCGTAGGCCTGTCGGTAGCTCTCCCTGCCGCTCGTCCATCGGGTCTCTTCTCATAGCCGGTTACGACCCAAGCATTTCCTCCGCTCCGCTTGGCCAGCCAGACGATCATGTCACCGTGCTCGATGCCAATGCGGGTGGAAGCGCCTATCTCATTTCGACTGAACTCTTCCCCTCTCGCTACTGCCTCAACTACGCCATCCAGCAAGCGCAAGGCTTCCTCAGCGTTCGCTCCATCCTTGCGCTGGCGTGCCTCAAGAATATGAGATAGGCCCATGGCGCCGGCCGTCTTACCCGATGGCTTGACGCGACCTTCGCTTCCCCACACGAAATCGACCCAGCCGAGGCCGGCACGAAACATGGCGCGATGTACGCTCGTTTTTTCGGTTACGGCCCGCGCTAATGCGGCGCGCCCGCGCCGAATATTCGCCTCTACGCTCTTCATGGCAGAAAGCGAGTAGAGGTCTCCCGCTCCGGCCTGGACGCTTTGCTCACGCTGCAGCCAACGGCGAGACTGCTCACCCAGGGCCAGAATATCGGTATAGGTCCAAGGAACCTGTGGGAATAGCTTGCGCAGCAATTCGCGGATTTTCGACAGCACCCGCTGCAGAGCGGTCGACCGATCGCCGCTCTCGATTAGGGTGGCAACCAGTTCCTCGGCGATAAGCAGGCGCTGCTTTTCCGAGCTCAACCCCTCGAGGACCTTGGCGTAGTGCTCGCGGGTTTGGGCGATCCGCATACGCCCCTTAGCACGAGCAGCCTCACTGGCATAGATGCGCTCCATGGTGGGGTTCAATTCGTCGCCAAGCAGACCACGAATGCCCCGGTGTCCGACCTCCTCGTGCACGGCGGTATAAACAGCATCAGCGACGTCGACATGATTATCAGCGACGATATAGGCGTGTCCTCCGTTGTACACGCCGCGAACCTCGTCTGACCCTAGCCCATCGCGGCGCGCCTGGATCCTGGCCGAGAGCGGCAGGTCGTCGAAGGACTGCACGACCTTGACCCCGGCCAGCTCCGGGGAGTCGGCAATGGCAGCGGAGACGTCGATAGCACGCGGTGCGCCTTGGTGCAGGGCCGACTCATCAAGGCGGTAGCGGGCATCGGCATCGAGAGGGGCGCCCGGCTCTACAGATGACGAAGCTTGGTTGATGGTATCTGGGTCTGCGAGTACCCTTCCTTCCAAGCCGTGCGTTGTTCCCCCCTTGGGCAATTGGAGCCCTATGGACTGGAGCGACTCGCGGCTTTTTTCTGCGTGCCGATATAGCGGTCCGCCCTCCGCATCTCGACCAGCCTGGAACTCCGAAGCTGCCGGCTTCGTTTGATTGCCGTCCTTCAGCCACTGCTTGAACTCATCCACCGACATGGCGGAGACCGGACCTACCTTCCAGCCCTTGTCGAAGTTGGAGCGGTAGGCAGTCACAGCAGATGCCTCATCCGGATAGCCGAGCATGACCTTGTGCTCATCGAAGCTACCGTCCTGCTGATTCACCTGGTCGATGACGAATGCCTTATCGCTATCGTGCTGAGGCCCCACATACACATCCACCTGCTCGCCATCAGCGCCAGTGGTGCGCTTGATGTAGCCATAATGGTCGCTCATGGTATGGCGCCACTCGGTACCGTCCGGGCTGGTCCCGGCGCGCTCGGAGCCCTGCGGGTTCTCGATGGAAATATCCAGGCCGTGAAGGCGAATCCTTCCCTTCTTGTAGTTGCCAGCTCCGATCTGGGCCTGGGTAGGTGCCGGCAAGTCGTTGTTCGGCGAGGTGGCTGCTTCATGGGCCGCAGCATCCAGCGGGCGCATTTCATAGCGGGCAGGCTCAGCCGGTACGCGTACCACATAGCCGCCGGCTTTCTGGATCACCTCCGGCCCGCGCCCCGCTTTCATTGCCTCTCGATAGGCCTTGCTGGCCTTGGCTGCGCCCGGGGCCTGGAAAGGATTTCCGTCCGGCTTGGCCAGGTACTCGAACCGATCCTGCGGAAGTCGCTGTGCGGTAGGCGCCTGCTGGTCCATGCCGCGGCCGCCCTGGTCGTTGTACCTCACCCACGGCGCTGTCGGGCCGCGCTGTGCGTTGCCCTGTCTATCCACGACGATGGAGTCGGGCGCAGGCAGCGCAGCACGTTCCGGGGCGGCATCGATAGTCACCGGCTCGCGCGCAGCGGCGGCCTGGTCCTGTCGCCCTGCGTGCTCGAGCTGACCAACCAGCGGGGCAGGCTCACCGCGATCAACCTGGGCTTCCATACCTTCGCCGCCGACGATCCGGCCAGTGCGGTTACGGGGATTTACCCATTCGCGGCCCTGCAGATCAGGCTGCATCTCCCCATCGACGTTACGCACTGGGCCGACATCCTGCACGTTGCCTTGACTGTCGGCGTAGAAGGTTTGCTCAGGAGCCGGCAGAGCCAGACGCTCTGGGGCAGGAAGAGCCAGGCCAGAGGCGGCCTCTGCAGGTCTATCCGGAGCACCAGCCTGGCCATGCTCCCGCGCAGGCTCGCGCTCAAGCGCGGTGCCGAGACCGGCATGCCCGGCACCGCCCAGGGCGCCGAGGGCGAAATCGCCGAAGGTGTCTGCGGTCAGGTCACGCTGCTCGCCAAGAGCCTGGTTTGTGGCGCGGCGAGCTCCAATGGTCTCGCCGACCTCCTGCAGCCCTTCTGCGCCCGCCTCAAGAGGAACACTAATGCCAAGTTTGCGGGCCAGGCCGCCACCGATGGCCTTTTGCATCGGGCCAAGAGCGACTTGAATCGCCAGCCCACCGAGAGCGCCGACGGGCGCCGCCCCCTCAAAGGCCGCACTGCGAGCGGTGGTGATCAGGGCCTGCTTGGCTTGCGGCTCGTCGAGGCTCTTCCGCAAGTCTCGATAGACAGAGGATGTCTCCTGTAGAGCCGCATCCGGCACTTGCGCAATCCGTTGCTCTGCCTCGTCTGCTGCCGCACCGCCGGCCTGTAGGCCGCCAAGCCCCATCATGGCCGGGGTCTGCACTGCCCGCCCACGGGTGGCGAGCATGGCTCCCGCCTGGGGCGCGAACTGCCCAGCCAAATTGGCTACATGCAGGCCAAGGCCCGCCAGGCTTGGATCCTCGCCCATGCTCCAAGTCGACGGTTTGGTCAGGTCGCCGGTCGGCGTGCTGGCCTGCTTGGCACGCTTGGCTGCCATGCTTTCAGAGGCGGCCAGGGCTTTTCCTTTGTCGTTCAGCCACTGGCCGGCAGCCCTCACCGGCTCATCGATCGCATCGGAGATGGCGGTGCGAACCGGGTCAATGATGTGCTTGCCGATCAGATCGCCCAGCGGCATGAACTCGCCATTCGGGGTATTGATCGGCTGGCGCTCCTGCGGGCCTGGCCGGATCAGGTCAGCGGTGCCGCTTACCGTGGCCCCGGCACCGGTAAGCGCACCAGCTCCAGCCTCCCTGGCGAAATCGCTAGCCCTGACGCCATCGGAGGGCGCGCTGCGAGGGTCGAAATCTTCCGGCTCGGCGCTCTGATATTTCACCCAAGGCCCGGCCTGCTCGGCAGGCTTCCTGATGGCGGCCTGTTGGTACTTCTCCCACGGGCCTGCCATTACTTCTTCCTCCAGCTTTCGGGGTTGGCAGGATCTCCGCCAAGGAACTCATAACCGTCCTCAATGTGGCCGGCTTGCAGGGCTGCAGGCTGTTGCTGATTCGCCTGGGGCGCTTTCCTCTGCTGGGTGGTGGCTGACTGCCTTTGCTCCTGCGCTGACTGTATGGGCGCTCCAGTTAGACCAAGTTGACCAGCCATGTTATTGCGCTGTGCTACCAGTTGCGCGCGCTGCTGCTGAAGCGCAGTCTCTTCTTCAGGGCTTGCAGTCATGCTCGCAAGTTGCGAATCAATTTCCTTAATCTGCTTGCCAAGGAAATCAATCCGATAGCGGTCGCCGGCACTGATTCCACCATCAGCCCCTCCACGCTTCATACGGACCAGTTCGTTGCGCGCAGCCTGCGCGTCGAGGTTCCCGCCCTCTGGCGCCATCAGCCATTGCAGGGTCTTCACGTCGCTGCTGGGCGCATAGGCGCCGCCACCAGCCATACCCAAACGCGGCTCGCGCCCGAGAACGCTCTTCAGCTCGCCGGTTACGGAGTTACGCTGAAGCACGGAGCCATCCGGTCCCTGTACCTGCTCCCACTTCTCACCCTTCGGCAGATAACCGACGCCCTGCAGATAACCAAGCATCTTGTCTTTGTGCTGATTCAGGGCCTGATAAATCTGCTTGGCTCCCATCACCGGAGCAATCATCTGGTCGATGCCGTACTGGGCGACTTCGTCATCCTGGCCAGCAACCCCGCGATTGACGGTCACAGGAGCGAAGTATTCCTTCGAGTCAACGCCGTCCAGACCACCCTTCGGAGTAACGCCGACCTCGAATGCGAGGGTCCCCTCCCTTTGGCCCGGGTAGAGACCGGCCAGCCGAGTGCTTCGGCCCGGCATTCGATCGATGCGAGGCTGGAAGAAATTGTGCATGTGATCAGCAGTTTCCTTGCTGAACAGATTCCCTTCGCCGCTTGCCAGCTTGTCGGCGTACTGGACGGCTGCTTCGGTCTTGGGGTTAAACAGATGGCGGGGGTCGGCCATCGGGTTACGCTTGAAGGCCCGATCGAGCTCCTCCGTCATCGGAGCCTCGATGCCGTTTGACCATCCCGAGTAGAACTGACCGATCAGTTGCTGATCCTGCTGACGCCGCTGATCTTCTTGCTGAGCGGCAAACTCCTGCTCGCGCATCTGCAGGCCGCGCTCGTGCATGTCCTGCTGTCGGTTGGCGCGCTCGTCTGCCGCCTTGTTGTTGAGGTAATTATCAACCAGGCCGAAGCCCTGGGCGAAGCCATCAAAGACTCCGCGCGTATCAAGTCCTGCCATGTTGCCTCCCGGCAATATGTTTGATCTTGGCCCTCGGGCCGGCGTTAGAAGATCGATCCGCCCAAAAGCCCCGCAACACCGCCAACTACCGCGCCGACCGGCCCGCCCACCGAGGCCCCGAGCATCGCACCGGAAGTAGCCAGGCCGACCTGAGAAGAACGGCGCTGGGCTTTCTGTTGCTGCTGCAATTGGTCGTTCATGGCTTTCTGCTGTTGCTGCTGCTGAGAAAGCTGCTGAAGCCCCTGCAGCGCCTCATCCTGCATCTGGTTCTTGAGACCAAGTAGCCCGTAGCCCATGACTTACCCCTGCTGTCCGGTTGCGGGAAGGTTGGATAGGCCGCCGCTACCAGCCAGGATCTGATCCTGCAGATCGCGCGCGGAAATCTTCGCCTGGTTGTAGGCGCTGGCCGCATCTGCAGCCTGGCCGAGTGAGAGCTGCCGCTGTTCGGCAGCCTGCTGGGCGGGCGTCAGATTGACGCCCATGCCTTGGCGCTGCATCTGCAGCCCCGAAGCCGTATTGGCATAGCTGGTGTTCACTGCCGAAGCGGCAGTATTACCCTGCCCGGCAGCATAGGTCGGGTCCTGCGCCAGGCTCGTCAGCTGATCGATATACGGGCTGAACCGGGTCTTCCAGTCTTCCCACTGGGCCCGGTATAGCTGCCCGAGCGTGTTGGATGCCCCCTGGCTCCCCTTGAAGGAATCGGCCGGATTAATGTAGATCGCCATCATCTTCACCCAAAGCTGAGTCCGCCAACGCTTCCGCTGCTCAGGCCAAACCCACTGTCGAACGCGGGAAGGTCGAGACCGGCACCGCTAGAGGAAGCCCCAGACGCCCAAGAGCCCCCAGAGCCTAATTTGTTGAGACCATAGCTTGTAGCTGCGCCAGCGAGGCCGCCGAGCAGCTGCAGGTTCGCACTGCGCCGATTGAAATTGTTCACGGCCTTGTTCTGGGCATCGGCCGCAGACTGCGAGGCGATATCGCTGAGGCCTGATTGCGCCTGCGTAGACTGTCCTGATCCCATGGCAACGATGTTCTGCAGGCCTTTGACCTTCTCGGCGCTCTGCTGGAACTGGGCGCGTCCCATGGTTTCGCCACCCTGCTGGGCATTCTGCTCGGCATAGTCGGCCTGGGTGCCCGTCCAGCGCCCGCTGTTCGGATTGATGCCTGCCTGACCAAGCTGAGCGCCGATCTGCTGCAGCCCCTGGCTAAGCTGACTCTGCGATGCCTGATCAGTCACCCCGCGGATGTAGCTCATGCGGCCGGCTGAATCCATGTCGTTGACGTTGGCCATGTACTGGTCTTCCAAGGGAGCCAGCTTGGATTGGGCGTAGTTCCATTTTTCCGCCGCGATCTGCGCAGCATATCGCTGCTCTGGCGTGTCCTTGATTGTCGTGCCGCCACCGCTTCCGCTCATAGCGCAGCTCTCCCGGTCGCGAAGCTATTGAGGTAGTTATCCAGCCATTCATCGTGGAAGTAGCGGCGTACCTCTGCTCCAACCGTCTGCATCCAGTCGAAGCCGCCAACAATGCCTGCGCACTGCACTACAAGGCTGGTGAGCTGGTCGCGCAGGACGAAGGCAAGGGTACGGCCATGGTGATCGCCGTCACGCTCCAGGGTCACACTGTCGCGCCAGTCCTGAAGGGCGGCAGCCATCAGCGGGCGCAGGAAAGGCTCATGCTGACGGTAGAAGGGATTGGCCGGCAGCTCGATAAGCGCCTCCCAGAAGGCGAGATAGATTGCGTCGTCGGCAACCGGCTTGTCGCGATCAACGAGATCGTCGAGGGTCTGTGAGATACGAAATAGGGATTCGCAGAAAAGAATAGGCGCAGCCTGATCCTTCAGCACGCGCTGAAGAAAGGCCCGCTCATTAGGCTGAGGCATCGTTGTCTCCCGACAATGATTACGTGGGCAGTTTACCTGATCGTGATCCGAACGACAGCGGAGTAGTGGCCGAAACCAGGGCATCCGCTATCCGCACGACCTCTCATGCACTGACGCTGCCGATAATGCCGGGGGCCATGAAGCTGGCAGACGACTTGGTACCGTACTGGTTTACCAGCTTTAGCTGGGCTGTATTCATGTTTCCGATCACCCGAGTCGACATGTTCTGTCCTTCGGCATAACTCTCAATTCCGTTGAAGTTCTCAACGGCATAGGGATTCATCAGCAAATAATTTGCGGGGTTACTCAACTCCGCTCCTGCAGGTAGGTCCAGCGTGTAGAAGCGGTATTTCACGCCATTGTCCTGATCTGTGCCCGAATAGACCCAGGTCTTGAACTGGAAGGTCAGTTTTATGTAGCGGTCGCTGTCGGTGAAGATCAGCTGCCCGCTTGCATCGTAGAGATTCATGCCGTAGGTGCCGGGGTTCGGCGTCATGTCCCATGCACCAACGATGAAGTCCCAGCTGCCTTCGTTCCAGGCATAGAAAAACGTGTTGTAGGCATAGCAGGAGCGCACCGTGAAGCCAGTCCAGTTGCCAGCAGAGCCGTGGATGGTCAGGTTCAAGAACCAGGGGTTATTCCCGGCCGAGGGACGCAGGAAGATCCATGGCGCAAGCTGCGTCGTGACAGGATGGCTGAAGGTGTAGGTGACGTTGGCCGCCGCCGTGCCAGACTCTTTGAAGCGCAGGATGCGGTAGATCGAGTCAATCTGCACCGCCTGGCTGTCATTCACCACACGAAGGCCGAAAGTCACCAGGCTTTCCTCAGGATGATCAGATAGCAGTCCAGAAAGGTGCAGGTATAGCCGGCCGTATTGGCCATCCAGCGCACCAATATGCCGCCCGGCTGCGGCTCGATGTCCGGCATCATGTCCGTGTACAGATCGTAATTGGAGGTGTCCAGCTTGGGCGATGAGGCAAATACCAGGACGGCCCCGTCCACCGTCGGATCGAAACCGGCCACGCTATAGGTCTGCGTTTCGTTCACGCCGGGCGTGATGGTGCGCGCTCCGACGTAGATCGAGTCCGTCATGCGCATGGTGCTGTCGCTCAAGTCCAGACGCGCACCGCCAACCTCATTCCACGTCCTGAGACCAAAGGTCATGCGCTCAGATCCCCCAACTGCACCCGCAGCACGTCATTGGCATCGAACACCTTGATAGCTCGATTGGTGATCTGGACCCGGCCGCTGCCAGCCACGCCGCCGTTGATCTCAAGGGTGCCGTCCTTATTCAGCATGAAACCGGAAACACCGGGATCATAGTTCGTGGACTGGATAGAGATGCCAATCTTGGCGATCGCGGCCGTCAGCTGGTCGACATCGATCATGTCTGCGCGCAGCAATCCGCCGACGGTCGTTACGGAATTGCCATTGGCATCGATGAGTTTTCCGAAGGTAATCGGCCCGAGCTGCCCCTCTTGGATAGAGGCCTTGCGGATGATCGTTGTGTCGAGCACGACGGTAGGAACGCCATCGACATCTGCAATGATCAGCGGAAATACCGGGGCACTCCCATTACTCACCTTCACGGCAAGGCGTTTGGCATTGAGAATCAGGGTCTCGTCCGGCGCCCCCAGATCGACTGGCTCATCCTGTAGATTCCGGCTGAGGGTTTCGAGCAGATACCCCACGTCCTGCTGCGGCCTGGCAAACGTGCCGGCCGGGCTGTTCGGCGGACCCTCTACCCCGCTGGTGGAGGTGAAGGTGATCCAATAGTAATACCCTGGAATCTGGTCGCCGACTTGCACGTCATTGCGAACCTTGTCGCCATAGAACATCCCGGCCTCGCGCCCGACAACCTGGGCGCCCGCAAAATTATCGGTGTCGGATCGATAGATGGTGGTGTATGCGTGGTCGTTATAGCGCCCCTGCGGCGGATCCCAAGCCAGGTAAACCATCCCGAAATAGCTGCCGTCGGCCGTGAAGCCGGTGGGTACTGGCGGAACATCCATGTTTTGAGGCACATCGACCGGAGCCAGGCCGCCATCGACCTTGCCTGGAACCCGCAGCTTTGCCACGCCGCCATCCAACAGATCGCGCATGGTGAGCTTGCGATCTAGCGGGTTTCCCCGCACGCCCTCCCCGGTCTCGAGAATTTCGGCCATGGCGGCGAAAAGGGGTCGCAGCTCAGTTGGCGCCTGCGCCGGTACCGGCGGCAGGGTCTTGCGTCGTGTAGTCATCGGTGCCTCCCGGCAGGCGATTGGATGTCAGACGATCTCGCTGGGAGAGGATGCGATCTGGATCGATTGAACTTCGACTGCTCCCTCTACCTCAACCTCCCAGTCTCGGCACCCAGCGTATCCGGCCGGCAGACGGAACAGGTCGCGGCTTGGCACCAATAGCTCAAGCATGGTCGCGCCATCGGCGATCAAGCGGAAGGTAACCGGATAGGCTCTGGCGATCACCTTGGCACAGGTGAACCCTGATCCCCCGGGCTGCAGCTCATGGACCTTTGAGCGCCAACGCATCGTCATCGGATTACCCTTGCCCCAGGCAGTGATGCCTTCGCCCTGAATCAGGCAAAGCGTGTCCTTCTCGCGGTCGTAGTAGCCGGCAGTGGCGGTCACGTCAAAGAACTCGAAACCCTCGCCCGGGGTGAAGTAAAAGCTGCCACCCTCGTAGAAGGCCAGATAGCGACCATCGTAGCGGTAGGCATGGATGGTTTCCGGCTTCAGAGCCTGCCATTGCTCGCGGGAAATCATCGTAGCCGTGAGCAACTGGGCCGATCCGCCGGCAACAGACACCAAGCCGTTCGGCGAGGCGTATATCGCATAGTCGCCCATATCCACCAGCGAGCGGCCGGACAGGCATGGCTGATTCTCATCGAGCAGCATGTCGGCCATGGCGGCCGGCGAAGACCCGGTGATCAGATGCGGGCGGCCCTTGGTGGCCACGACCAGTCCATTGGCAACTGCCGCGATTCCCACGATGTCATCGCTGAATGCCAGCTGATAAGCGACCGGCCAGGCATGCGGATACCAAGCCTCGCTGAAGCACAACGTATTGCCGAAGTAGCCTGCTAGAAACCCGCCAGGCATTTCAGTCAGACCAACCAGGCGGTCATCCGGCATATCCCATTCCAAGGATGGCAGGGAGATTCCCAGACTCTCGCTCAGCACGCTATCGGTAAAACTGCCCTGCGCTGCCGGAACGTCAGCCACGAATTGGAATGCGCCTGCTGACTCCGCCCGATAGATCCGTTTGGTGATGATGTCGTAGGGGCCGCTGGGGATCTCCGGCAGATTCAATTCGACATTACCGCCCGCCGGGGCGCCATCCACCATGTCCCAACGAAGAATCGACGAGCTCGCTAGGCTGGGCGGCCCTTCCTCGCCAAATCGGCTGATCAAGGTAACCACATAGCTTGTCTGCACCGCTGTCAGCGGTTGATCTGCCGTTCCCACCCGGTCGGCAGGAGCTGAAACGACAGGTACGGTACCGGGAGCCGGAATGCCAAGGCGAAAACTGGTGCTCGGGAATGGCTCAGCACCAGCGGTAATCTCACCAATGCCCCCCATCTTCGGTACGCCATCGCCAGTCCAGTAGACCCGGTCCCAAACATCGTCGGCCAACTGCGACTTCACCACGCTGACCTGTTTGCCATTCCCCCAGACTAGCCAGAAGCCGGCGCCATCATTGCCGTTCGGGTACCGATAGATCGACGAGGGAGCAATCACGTTCGGCAACCCCTGCAGAGCGCCAGGCGATCGCTCAGGCTTGAGCGTGCCGCGTCGGAGATAGACATTGCGCGCTATCTGGCCATTCGTCTCCGGCAACAGGCGCTCGTCGACGATGGGCAGCTCGCCGCGGAAACCAGCGATGGCAATCTTCATTCGATAACCCTGAGCCTGGCAGCCGCGCGCTCGGTCAAAACGACATCCGGGATCGGAACACCCGTTTCCTGCTGCCGGGTAACGTACCAGTCGGTTCTGGCCAGATAGGCGCGAGCCTCGGCGTTGATGCGCTCCCGCTCTTTGGCGGCCCCATCGGCAGCCAGTTGGTCGGCCGTTCTTTTCTTGCTCCAGTCGATGCTCATTGCGGCAGCTCCACCGGGCCATCGCCCTGGACCTGCAGGGGCTGAGGAAAACGTGCAGCGTCGCTGGCATTGGCTCCCAGCGGCAGGAGCAGCATCAGCTGCAGCTCACTATTGGCCCGGCTCACGTCACCGATCACCCAGGGAGAGTCCACTGCATCGACGGGCAGCACCTCACCTTCCGCCAGCCGGGTGAAATCGAAAAGTTGACCGTTGATCATCAGTACATCGCCGGATTTTTCCAGAACCAGCGTCTCGTCCGAGCGCTGCGGGGTGAAGATTAATCGCATAGGAACTCCTTAGAACCAGCGGCCACGAGCCGAGACGTTGACGATGAGGGTATCGCCAGTGACGTTGGTGTTTTGCGGGTTGGTACAGACGGCCTTCAGGCTGGTTAGGGTCTCCTCCTGAACGCGGGAGTACAGGTACCAGCTGCGCACTGACACATTCCAGGAGCTGGTCGGTAACAGCGTGGCCACTGGTATTGCCGAGAAGGCCGCCGGAAAGGTCCAGATCGTCACCATATCCCCAGCCGAGTTATAGGTCAGGGTCAGACGTTGCCAGCACTCCTGGGTCCCGTCGGCATAGCGCACGTATTCGCCACTTGCATTGGAACCGCGCTCGATGATGGCGCCCGTGGGATTCCCCCCGGACTGACCGACCGTACCCAGTACGGTGGAACGGGTGAAGAGTGGCTCCCACGCCTGCCAGGTACTACTGACTCGTGATCTGGTCCAGATCGCTCGGCTGGTCTGTTCCTTGGCGATCTGCCAGACCATGGGCTGGCCCGTGCCGTTGCTGCCCAGGGTCAGGATGAAATAGTTGCCTGTCGCTTCCGGGCAGTTGGCATGGCGGGTGAAGCGAAAGCCGCCAACTGCCACAAAGGTGTTGGGATCGGCGGTCTCGTCGGCCATATCGATGGAGCCGATGCCGTAGTCGCCAACGCGCAAATCGGTACGCCAGCCGCTCCAAGTGCCGTTCATGTCTCGGGAGTTGCTGTACATCTGATTGCCAACATCGTTGGCCCAGAGCAGTACGGTCATCTGTGGCCCGGTCGCGGCGTCGATGTAACGGCGCAGGACCATCCCGTGGAACCCGGTACCGGGGATCGGGGTGTCGGTGACCGCCGTGGTGAAGCTGTAGAAGCCGGTCGGCCGATCGGCCAGGGCACTGCCCGCCGAGACCTCTATGGCATTGCCACCCAAGCCCATGGCCCCCAGCGGCATCAGTGCTGCCACCACCGAGGTATCGCCCAGGCCCGCCATCACATTGCGCAGGGCTGCGTTACCCAGCCCTAGCACGCCCTGCATGGCAGTGGAATCGCCGGCGGCGAGCAGGTCACGAGCCTCGGCGGTCAGCGCGCCCAGGGAGAGTGCCCCGGCGCCGGTGAAGTAGGGCAGCTTGTCCGCTGCTCCGGTCAACCCAGCCAGAGCCGTGAGGTTGTCGGCCTTGTCCTGCTTGGCATTCAGCGCCGCCTGCTGAGCAGTGGAGACCGGCTTATCGACGTCCGCGGTATTGTCCACGGCGCCCAGGCCGACGTCGGTCTTGTCCAGCGTAACCACCCCAGACTTACCGGCGACCGAGGTCACCGACTCGGTGTTATCGATCTTGTAGAAGGCACCGATGCTGGTCGAATACACCAGAGTGTCGCCGACCCCGTAGACCTCGCCGTCACTGGCAATGGTTCCGCCTGCCGTGACCTTCCAGAACGACGGACTGCTCGGTGCCTCCGGGTAGACCCCACCAGACAGATCGATGCCGCCTCTCTCGACAAGGCTGCCGGTCACCGTAGCTGCGGCAGTCTCTGCCCGCATGGCGGAGTCCTGGGCATCAGCAGCACTGGATGCCGCAGCACTCTGGGAAGCCTGGGCGGCTGCGGCCGAGCTGGAGGCATTGGTTTCGCTGAGAGCTGCCGCATTTTTCAAGACCACGGCGGCTGCCGCCGAATTGGCCGCATTGGTCTCGCTGGCTGCCGCATTCGCCGCCGAGGTTGCCGCAGCCGCGGCCGAGGCATCCACCTGCCCCTGCACAGCCTGCACTGCGGTCAGCGTTGCGGCAGCATCATTCGCCGAACTCTGGGCGCCGGCCGCCTGGGCTGCGGCACTGACCGCAGAAGCTGCTGCATCATTGGCCGAGGTGGCTGCCCCGCCCTGCGAGGCCAAGGATGCAGCAGCGCTGGCGGCTGCATCGGCTGCCGAGTTCGCTGCTGCCTGCTGCGAAGCCAGTGCATCCGTAGCCTTGGTCGTGGCAATAGCTTCAGAGTTGGCCGCTGCTGCTGCACTGGCAGCCGCGGCGTCGCTAGCGGCTTGTGCCTCCAACTTGTTTTCGGTGATGGCGATGATCGCCGCCTCGTCGTAGGCCATGGGGCTTGGAGGGGGCAGCAGCACGATATCCTGTAGCCACACCGGCATAGCCGAAACGGGCACTGAAACTAGTTCATCCAGCAGCTTGGAGCCGTCCTGGTTACGGGCCGTGATTCGGTACTGAGTCCCTGTCGTGCCCTCGGTGCTGGGCCACAGCTCCAGCGAAGCCTCCCCGTTGGCATCGGTCACCGCATCGACCAGGCTGCGGTCGATCAGGCCATCGCTTGGACTGACGCCCACGCCAGCCAATCTGGCTTGGACAGCCGCCCCCAGGACAGGCAGCCCGGTCGGTATCGATATCCTGACGCGCACGATCGTGGTTTGCATCAGACAACTCTCCTTGTATGCATGCGGATGCTGCCGTGCTGAAGGCCATCACAGGCCAGCGAGCGGGCATCAGCCTGTGCATCCATGAACTTGCGACGGTGGAACTCCGCCAACTGAGGGTCACGCCACGGCTTGGGCAGCATGAGCAGTCGATAGCGGGCGCCATCCATCAACGACTCGGCCCAGCGAGTGATCAGTTCTTCCGGCATGTCGACCCCGGGCAGCGGCCTGCATGCCAGTTCGCCATAGAGCGTGGATTGCCCAGGCCTACTCCGGAACGACACAGCATTAGGGCCAGTCTGGTGGTAGTCAGATCCAGGCCGGAGACGGCGCCCGCTGGAGAGCAACCCCACGATGCGCAAAGCTTCGGCGCCGACCGGCGCCTCCAGCTCGGCATAATCCGTATCGGCAGCTACCACTACCGGCTCACCGCGCACAACCCAGGCATTGCCCTCGGTGCACAGTTCTCGTTGCGCCCAGCGCAGCATGTCGCGGATGGTTGCCAGCGGGCAGCCGGGAACCTCGATGCTCAGGGTTTCAGCCAGATCGCTGGTGGTCATGCTGGCTTTCCTCCGTTCGGGCTGGAGGCGCTGTCGGCTTGTATCTTCAGACCAAGTGCAGCCTGAGCAGACTGCGAATGCATCGTCGCGCGCTGCAGATTCGCCGCCGACTCGGCATCCTTCGAAAAGGCCCGAGCCAAGACCAGATCCAGAAGGATCGGCGCGTAAGTGTCAGGCAGCCGGATCGCCTCGCTCGAGCTGGCAGATGCCTCGCTGGAGGCATGTGGCTCCGGCACCTTCGAGTAGAGGATCTGCAGCTTGGCTGTCGGCTTTGCCGGCGGGTAGACATAGAAGTGACGCGGATCGAGATCATCGAAGGCGAAATGCTCGATAGCGTCGGTTTGTGGCTCTCCGTGCCAGCGACGCCTGGTCGTGTCCAGCGTTTCGCGGGAAACCTGGGTCACCGCCAGCCCTGCAGCCGACGATGCGGTATTGCGGATGACATCAATCAGGCGGGCCGCCTCAGCAGGGATGTCCTGTCGAGCGCCTGCGACGCAGAGCAGCTCAGCGGTAACCGTGTTGGATGATGGCCGGATATCTACCACCACCGCATAAGCCTCGTTGAGCCAGTCCAATAGCTCGGCATTGGTCCAGCGAGTGCCGTCCTGGGTGATCTCCTGCAGGATCTTCCTGGCCCTGGTCAGCAGTTGCCCGACAGTCGTAGCCATGGCTTAGACCTCTTCCAGCTCGGACATGGCAGCCAGTTCCGGGGTCCAGACCAAGAGGCGGCCGGTCTTCTTGTGCCGCAGCATGCGCTGCTTCGGCTTGATCGGCTCAGATACCGGCTCCGGCTCCGGCTCCAGCTCAGGAAGCGTCAGGCCGGGCTCCGGGGGCACTTCAGCCAGGGCATTGATAGCCATGCCCGTGACCAGCAGTCCACCATCCATCAAGGGCTCGCTCAATGCCACGGCGGGCGCTTCGAACGCAGCCGCAGCGGCCGGCACGGCCTTATCGGCTATCGCGACTGCCACGGCAGCATTCTCCCCCACATCTTGGCCAGCCTCCGGCAATGCAGCAGGTTGGGCCGCCCCCAGCTCCGGCAGTGGCTCGACCGCAGCAGCAGAGCCCAAACTGTCTGGCCCAACATCGCTCACAGCACCAGTCAGCCCTACCAGCACTTCGGCACGCAGTGTCTCCAGGCTCTTGCGTCGGTCGATGCTGACCTCCAGTTCTTTCTGTACCAAGTCGGCCAAGTCCTCCTTGGTCGTCGCAGCCTTCACGGCCTCAATCAGCTCATGCAGTCCCATAGGGGGGGCTCCTGAAACGACAAAGCCACCCCGGAGGGTGGCCTTGATCATGGGTGGGACGACTTAGCCGCGGGTGGCGTACAGGTGGCCAATGGCTTTCGGGTCGATGACCTTGGAGCCGTAGACGTTGAGGCCGCGCACCAGCTTGCCGAAGTCCTGCGGGTTGGGCAGGGTCTCCATCTGGGTCATCTGGCTGGCGAAGGTCAGCGCCTTCTTGTGGCCGAAGATGATGTTGGTGCACTTCTTGGCCGCAGTCGCATCGTCAACCACGCTCAGGTTGTTGCTGACGTAGACCGTGAAGCGGTCGAGCTCGCCAATCTTCCCGTTGCGGAAGACAGAGGTGGTATCACCCATCATCTGAGCCTGGCGCAGGTCGGACTTCTTCAGCAGGCCAGTCGCCCAGGCCGGCAGAATGATCCAGCGGTTGGTTTCCGGCACGTTCTGCTCATCCAGCACGCTGCCGCAGTCGACGACCACATCCAGGATGTTGGTCTTGTCGACCACCAGCGGAGTACCTGCTACGCCCAGGTTGTAGCTGGCCGACTTCACGCCGGCGGTGGCGCCAGCATTCGCGGCGGCGGTGTCGGCGTAGTGGCGCGCGAGGATGTCGGTGTCGATGGCGATCTTCATCTGCATGCCGCCATCGTTCGAGAACTCGTCCATGAGCTTGATATCAGCCTGATAGCGGTCGATGTCGTTGACCTCGAAGGCGAAATACTTTGCCTTGTCGATCTGCAGCTCTACCTTGTCGCTGGTCGGCTTCTCGTAGTTGAGGCCGCCGCCGATCTGGTAGTCGCGGATGGTGATGGTCGGCACGGTGCGGATCTGCACCGTGTCGCCCTGGTTGCGGATCACACCTTCGTAGTCGGTGTTGGCGATCTCGCCGAAGCAGGTGGAAGCGTAGAGCTTCTCGACCAGCTTACCGGCCCAGATCTCGGGAATGAACCCGGAGGTGCTGCCGGAGCTGTAATCGGGTACGCCAGCGGCGCGAGTGGGACCAGCCATGTTGAATCTCCTAAAACGTGACGCCTCCCGGCGTTACACAGGGCGCTTAGCGAATGCGGCCCTGGGTCTGGGCGGCAAAAATGTCGGCTTCGATGGCGGCAGCCTGTTCTGCTGGCATGCTCGCCTTCTCCCGGTAGAACTGGCTGATCTCAGCGCGCGTCCATACCCTCTGTGCTGCCGGCTCGGGGGCGGCAGCACGGGTCTGGCGAGGCTGAACCAGTTCATCGGGAATCGGTTGTTTCTTCGGCGCAGCAGTTCCAAAGGACCGGAAGATCACTGCGACCCGGTACGGATCGAGGGCCTGCTGCGCCCTTGCCAGCAGTTGCTGGCGTTGCTCCCCGCTCAACAGATCGACTTCTGCCAGCCAGGCCAGGAAGGCCGGATCGGCATTGATCTCTCGGTAGTTCGGCACCTGCTCCTCGAGCACGGTCCAGAAACGCGCCACGGCATCCTGCTGTCGGTCATCGCGCATCTGGTTGAGCTCGCTCTTGATCTCCTGCAGCTCGTCGCTGCTGTCACCCTTCCCGGCGACACTTCCAGCGACACGCTTGATCAGGTTGACCAGGTCGGGGCCGAACTCCTGAATTTCCGCCTCAGTCAGATCGGCGACCGCATTCTGAGCACGCTGCACGGCAGAGGCCGGCTGTTGCTGTTGGGCGGCAGCGAGCTGCTGCTCGAGCTCGGAGACTTGCTTGCGCAGCGCGGGAACCTCGGCGTTGTATTTGCCTTGCAGCACATCGAAGCGGTGACGCCAGTAGGCGGCATCCCGGGTTTCGGCTTGCTGGGCAGCTTGTGCCGGGTCTTGGGCGGGTTGCGCGCCTGACTCAACGGCCGGCGACTGCGGTTGGGGGGCAGGAGCCGCCTCGGAGGCGGGATTCTGTGCGTCCCCTTCTGCCGGCTGATTCAGCTGGCTCTGCAGGGTGTTGGCGGCATCGATCTGGTCTTGCACAGAGCGGGGAAGCATCGTTGTTACTCCTTGGACGTCATCGCGACGTTCGGGTGAGCCGGCTGTAGCCGGGGTTCACGTTTCGGGGTTTCTGGGTTCGCCTGGCTTGGCCTTGTCCGGCGAGCAGTCGCCCATAACAAAACCGCCTCGACGGGCGGCTTTGTTATGAGGGCTGCGGGGCGCTACTGGCCCCGTTCGGCATGGATACGAGCCATTTCCCGGCTACGGCCAATCTCTTCCAGCAGTTCGCTCCAGGCCGAGGCCCTGCCCTGTAGCCGGTGAAGGCATCCTGGATCCGTCTCGCGCTCCAAGCCGTCGCGCTCAGACTCCCGGGCCAGGCGCAGCAGGCTCTTGACCTCCTGCCACTCCGAGCTGTTGCTGACCTCCATCCGGGCCAGCGCCTTGTACTGCTCCGCCGATAGCTGCATTGAAGGCTCCTAATGCCTGTAGCTGGCCCAGTAGCGACTGGATCTCCAGCAGGATCTTCTGTGTCTCGGCCTGCGTTTTATCCGCACTGGCCTGTTTCTGCGCCGTTTCGGCCTGGGCCTTGCCCGCCTCCAGCTGCATTTGCTGTTGAGCCTGCTGCGCTTGCTGCTGGCCCTGCTGCTCGAGTCGAGCCTTGATCGCGCCTTCGTCCGGAATCAGGTCTGGCATGTCCAGCTGCTCGCTAACGCTACGCAGCAGCTTGGCGCGCCCCTCGACTCCCAGGATCTGCATATCGATCGGGTTAGCGGTGCCGGCCAGGAACTGCTGGCGAGCCTGCTGGGTCTGGTCGCGCAACAGCTGGGCCGTCGCCCCCATCGGCACGACCTTGCAGTCGCCCTTGATCGATGGGTCGTTGCTGTAGCGCATGTTGTGCAGCCACAGGGCATAGATCACCCGGCGGGTCACGCCGCGGTCGATATGCCGGATCGCATCCTTGATGCCCTTGTTCGCGGACTCGAACAGCATGGACAGGCCGCTGGCCGTGTTTCCGGCGCCGCCGACCTTCTCGTTGCCGTAGGCGTAGCGCGGGATGTTGGTGGCATCGTCCGCGCGCTGCTCCCACATCGAATAGACCTGCATCAGCTCGCCGGCGAGACTGTTCGGCTGGTAGAAGCGGATGGCAGGCTGCTGAGTGCCGGCTCCGGTGCGGTCGCTCTTGGTCCGCCAGCGCTTCATGGGGAAGATCTCGTTGGGATTTTCCTCCGGCATCAGTCGGTCGGTAGCGATCTCGATCTGAGGACCACTGGCGAAGGCCATATTGTTGGCCTGGGCCCGGGCGACGGCGCAGCACATATCCTGAATGTCAGCCATCAGCTCGGGGATTGCGACACCCCAGAAGCTGCCCGGCACCAGTTGGAACGACGCCTTGTGATAGGGCCGCTCGCCCATCGGGTTGCGGTTGATGACGCAACGGATGACATGCCGGCCGACCAGGATGGCGTCGATCTCGTACTCGGCCAGCGGGTCAGGGATCTGCTCAGGCGTCATGCCCCACTGGAGGAGCAGCAGGCCTTGCGCGCTTCCCCAGTAGTGCAGGCCCTCGATGGTCTCGCCGGCATTGTTCAGCCATTCGTGCCGACGCTCCTCAAGGCGGGCCCGCTCGGTGTCCGGAGCCAGCCACTCTCGCAGCCCGCCACGGCCATGATCGCGCAGGACCTCCTCGAGCTCCTCGTCGTTGTAGCCCGGCACTCCGCGCAAACGGTTCAGATCGGCACGGCTGTAGCGCTCGCGCTCGATGAGATAGGCACCGTCATCGATATCAGAGGCATCCGGGCTCGGGTAGACATCGAACGGCGAGACCCGGACGAATTGCGGCTTGATCTCCTCGACCTCGATCATGTTCCAGCCTTCCTGCCATGAGAGTTCAGGCACTCGCTGCAGGAGTGGGCCGCGGATGAACGCGGCCGGGTAGACGCAAAAGTCGTCAATGAAGCCTTCGAGCGCCTCGTACCAGCCGCCCTCGGTCAGTTGGTCATCGATCAGCTGCTCATGGCGATCGGCAACCTTGCGGGCCTTCGCCTGCACCATCTGGCGTAACTTCTCCTCCAGCTTCTCCGGGTCAGGCTGTGGAGGCTGGGTAGGCGCACCATCCTGCCCCGGCGGCCCGCTCTGGGCCTGCTGCGCCTGCAACTGCTGGGCGAACCGAGCCAGGTACTCCGGAGGAATTTCAGCCACCGGGGTTGGCTCCAGCCCCCACGGCCGCCCACTGGCCGGCATCAGCACATCGCGGATCCAAGCAGCTGCTGCCCGGGTCTTGGTGGTGGTCAGCTTCGGATACAGGGCGCTGCCACCCTCTTCCTCGATAGCCTTGAGCTTATCCGGATCGTAGACACCCTTCTGCCGACGGGCGCAGTCCAGCAGGCGAATCTCGATCGGACGCTTGGCGGTCTTGGCATCCTCCCAGGCACGCCGGATATGAGCGGCGAGAGAGCTCTCGACCGCATGCTGCCGCTGCTCCTGCTCGCGGCGCTGCTGTTCGTCCACCTCCGCTGCCTTCAGATCGGCGGCCGTTCTGAAATTCAGCAGGCCCAGGGTCATTGCTTGCCACCCATCAGGCTGTACACGGCATCCACCTCAGCCTGGCGGCCGGCACGTCGCTGCAGGGCGGCATGACGAATGCCCTGCAGATTCTCCAGTAGGTCACGTATATAGGCAGCAGGGCTTGCCGCGAACTCTGCCAGCTTCACTCGGATCTCCAGCCCCATCCCTTCCGCCACATCGAATTTGAACTGCAGGGCCGGGTGCGCCTCGTTGTTCTCGACCAGATTGATCCGATCCACCTGGATCGGCCCGATGTCCTGGCGCAGACGGGTAGACGGCACTGCGATCTCGGCCAACTTTCCGGCGATGAAGTTCGCCACTTGTGCCGGCGAAACGGTGATGGTCGTGGTGCTCATGTGTGTGCGTTCCAGTGTCTGCGCCCGCGGTCGGTATTGGCCGCCTGCGGCGTATGAATAGCGCCGATAGCTCGCTCGAACAGGCCGCAGCGGGCCAGGGTCTCGAATGCCTTGGCGCCGTGCGACGCCCAATCGTGACGGGGAGTCGAGCGGTACACGCCCAGCCGGTCATCCCAGTCCTTGCGGTAGTTGTCCAGGCAGTCGATCAGGCGATCGACTCCAACTGCCTTGCCGTCCTCGCTAGGCTTCTCGTCCCGCGCAGTGTTCTCGGCGAACCAGCACAGCGGCAGGAACTGACGGGAAGCCTCGATGCCCTCGGCGTGGTTACTGATCCGCGGCACGATCTCGAAGCGAATGCCGAACTGCGCAGCCACGTCGATCCGCGCCTTGCCGGTCCCCAACTCCCGCACCGCCAGGTCATGCGGGCCGTAGTGGGCGCCGTAGACGTAGCCCTTCTCGTTGAGCTTCCGGGCGTAGTACTCCAAGCCCTCGCCACTGCCCTCGAGGTAATCGATGATGTGCACCTCGCGGCCGACCAGTTGGCAGAACACGATCGACATGGAGTCGCTCATGCCCAAATCCCATGCAGTGATGACCGGCAGGCTCGGGTTGTACTTCACTCGGCTGGTGATGCGACCGTTCGTCCTGAGCCAGCGCATCTGCTGCATGAAGTAGGCGCCATCGACCGACTGAGCAAACGCTTCGTCCGGGGTCGACGGGTATTCCCGCTTCATGTCGTCCTTGAGCGTCTCGGCCTTCTTGGCGTACCAGGCCTGCTGCTCTGGCGTCGTCTTGATGCCGTACTTGGCCGACAGCTCGGCGAAGTAGTCATGCAGCCAAGATGGAATGACTACGCCGGCAGCCTCCAGCTGATAGCCCGGCTCATCCCACCAGGGGAAGAAATGGAACTGCCAGTCCATGTCGGTCGGGATCTTGCCGGCTTCCTTGATCTTCTGAGCCAGTGCGCAGTAGTCGAAGAAGTAGCCTTCCCGGCCCTCGGCGGTCGACTCCAGTGTCACCTGGTTGCCCAAACCGACTGCCTCGAACGCACCGGTGACGATCTCCTGCGCCTTGTCAGGAAACTTGCGGCAGATCTTCCCGAACTCGCTGACATGCAGCCGTTGCAACGTGCCGCCCCGGTAGCTGGTGGAGACGCGGATGCTCGACCCGTTGTCGAAGACATAGCCCTCGCCCTTGTCGCTCACCGTGCCGGCCAGCTTGAGGCCGATTAGCTGGAAGATCGCTTGCCAAGCCGCGGACTGCCGCAACTGGTCATAGGCGAACTTGATCTTGTTGCGGAAGATGTCCTTGGCATCCTCCAGTGTGTGGGCGATGCAGCCGGCGCTGAAGTTGGCGATCCAGAGACAATCATCCAGGGCGTCGATCATCTCGAACGTGGTGAACCCAAGCTGCCGCGCCTTGAGGATCACATCCCGGCAATGCCGTTCAATGAAGCGCTGCCGCTGCTGCTTGTTCGGGCGGAACGTCCGGACCTTGCCCTCCTTGTCCTTGATCTTGTAGAGCGTGTTGAGCCGGTACCACTTGTTGGCCAGCGCGCGGATCAGGTCCTTCCTATCCTTCAGCTGCCCAGCGCGGTGCATTGCCAGGTAGCGGTCGCCCTCTTCTACCAACTGCGCTCGAACGCGAGCGGCCACTACTCGGCAACCTCGGCCATCAGCTCATCCAGCGACTTGCCGGACTGCTCCTTACCAGCCTCATCCAGCCCGTAGGCTTGGCGCTCAAGGCGCACCACACGCTCCAAAGCCATGGTGGCATTCCCCAGTGTCTTGCCGGCGTAGTCGAGAGGCACATCAACCTCGTCAGTTTCGCCGCTCTTGAGCTGGACGGTCATGGTGCCCTTCTCCAGCTGCTCGCCCAGTCGATCCATCAGGGTCTCAGCCAGAGTCTTGGCCTGCATCAGCAGGCGCTGGTGGCCACGGATGATCTCGGTGCAAGCATCGGCCGCGGTTTCGACGATCTCTGCGTCGGACGCAGCCTTATCCTCGGGCGCCGCGGCTCGGCAAGCCTTCTCGCGAACGCGCTGGCGGATCTGCGCGGAGAGATCTTTCGACCAGCCTTCGGCCTTGGCCTTCTTGCGGATGGCTCCCTCGCTTGGGCCATGCCGCGCGGACAGCTCGCGCAGCGAGTGCAGGCCGAGCCGATAGTCCCGCTCGACTGCCTCCCAATCGTATGCGCGTGCCATGTCTACCTCTGTAAGGTGCGGAGCGCCTCCCGGCGGGCCGCGAAACTGTTACTGCCCCCGGCAGGTCGTGCCGGCACACTCCTGCCTGAGCGCTTTGACCAGCCCGTTATGCAGCGTCCTGCACTCCTCGTACTGGCCGGCCAGGGCGATGTCGGCTTTCACCACGTCCCCCATAGGGGCGGTACCGTCCTCAGCGGCCGGTATCGCCTCCATCGGCGGACACTCCTGCAGCAGCCCCTCGTCCATCTGCTCCGCTCCGCGCTGCGTTGAGCAGCTGCACACCATCAGCAGGCACGCGGCAATTGATATAAACCGGATCACGGACAATCTCCTTCTCGGCCTTCTGGTAGACGGTCCGCTGCTCGATGCGGATATTCCCGATCGCGCTCAGCGTCTGCCGGGTTACGTCGGCGACCAGGGCGCGCTGGCGTTCCTGCTGCTGGCCCCTGACGAGCTCCGCGCTGTCGGCCTGCCAGTCGCGGATCTGCCAGCCACAAGCGAAGCCGGCGCCAGCCAGGCCCGCATAGGCCAGCAGGCGCAGTCCATCCACGGGGAAGATCATTGCTGCGCACTCATGCACTGCTGGTAGACGCGCTGACGGTCAGCCCATAGCCCTGGACAGATCCGGTTGCCCGGCTTGGAGCAGTCGTAGCCATTCGAGTACTTGAACAGCAGGATCGCCTCGCAGGCGCCGCGGTAGTCCTCAGCGTTCAGCCGCTTGACGATGGTCGAGCCGCAGAAGCGCCCCGGACCGATGTTGTGCGCCAGGGCCAGGTAGGCGTCGTACTCGGCCTGATAGAGCGGGACGTGGACGCACTGTTTGACTGCCCCCTCGAACTCCGTCACCTCGCGCAGGCTGCGGTTGATCGCCGCGACCGGCGTGATGGTGTCACCCATCCGCACGCCGGAGGTCGAGCCAAAGCCGAGGGTCGGCAGCTCCGTACCTCGGGTCGGGTCCGGGTAGGCCTCGGGGCTGAAGCCCTCGCGGGTCAGGATGCCGGCGAAGGCCGCGGCACTGAGCGACAGGGCGGCGATGGCGATTCGGCCCTTCACAGCTGAGCCGCTCGCCGACGCTCGGCCCGGCGCTCACGGATCAGTTTCCGCACCAGGACGAAGATCTGCAGCAGGACGTAGAGCCCAGTCAGAACCGTGACCCAATCGTTGATGGTCATACCGGCGATCATGGCGCTGGCCACGGCCACAGGCGGAGCCGCCTTGGCGGCCTCGGCAGCAATGTCAGAGTGCACGGACAAAGCAGCTCTCCTCGGATAAGTGCCGGGGCGAACCCGGCGGGTTTGCAACGTCTCCCGACGTGGCCTGGCAGCGCTTCACAGCGGGGCCAAAAACGACGAAGCCCCGCAATCGCGAGGCCTCAGAATCTTGTGCGGTCTTTCCCGCCGTCCGCCAAAGGCATCCCCAGCGCCAACGCCTTAATGCATCGGTCTCGCCAGTTCAGCCACGCGCCCGGCCCGGACTTCTCCGAGGAAGCGGCCTACGCGAGCTGCCGGTGTTTTCGTAACCGCCCCACCGCCGGCCGGGAGCGTCCAGAATATTCCCCAGAAGGGACCGCCCTGGCCGCGGATCGCAGCTATCCCCGCAAACGAAAAAGCCCCGCACTTGGCGAGGCTTCGGATTCATCGCGCCACGATTCGAAACATGGAAAAACGTGGCGCAAACAAAAAAGCCCAGCTCAATGGCCGGGCTTTGTTTGGGGTGCTGCTTCACAGCATGGGTAAACGGTACGGAAAAGCTCGACATGCGTCAAGCGCCTCGCTTGTGTCACGGCAGTACATCGCGCTCATAGTCATGCAGCCTCCCGCTCCTCGGTAATGGCCTGCTCCACCGGCTCCAGGGCCTTCTGATCCAGCTCGGTGATTGTGCGTAGCAGCCCTTCCCAGATCGGCGCCCAGTCTCTCGTCCACTGGCTGATACTGATCCTCTCGCCGTACCAGTCGGCGACGAACTGCGCGATCCTGCTTGGCCCCCACTCCTCTCGCCCACCAACCACCACACCAACGTAGGACATTAGGGCAGGCATCACCATGCAGTAGGCGCGCGACTCCTTCACCTTCGACATCCCAGCCGGACGACTCCAGCTAAACCAGACCAGGGTGCGAGCCACGTCCTGATCCCGGACATTGTTCAGCGGGGAATACAGGTGGTGCCCGAAGTGCTGCAGGGGTTTCGGCAGGCTTGAGATTGCAGCCTGAATGCGCCCCATGGTCGCCATGTGCGCGGATCGCGCCGTGCTGTTATCTCGCGCAGTGCGGCGGGTCTCCTGCACCTCCATTCGCTGGGCGGCAATCTTGATCCGATCCTCTTCGTCGTCGCCTACTGCGGCAAATACCGCCTCAATGGTCCGGCGCTTCTCTGCGGCGCGCTTGGTCTTGATCTTGGCATGGTCCAAGATCGCCGCCGTGATAGATCCACGCGACTCGTATTGAGCGTCGTGCCATGCTTGCCGTGGGCTGATCAGTCGCATATTTCCCCTCTAAATTCCGTGCCTGCGTACCTTGCGTACTCGTTGCGTACTTTCTGCGTACCTACTGCGCACCACCATGCCGAGCGATCAGGATCGCATCGGCCACGGCCTGCCCCTTTGCTTTCGAATCCAGCACACGCAGATCCGGATAGAGCTGGATCGCCCTGCTCCTGGCCGCATCCTTATCGGTCCCTACTAGGCCCGCGCGCTTCTTCCACGTCTGCGGTGTCACCAAGCTGTATGGAATGCCCAGCCCCTGGAGAACTCCCTCCACTACGCCAGCAGCATGGCCAAACGTGAACATGGAGCTGACGCCCTGCCCCGGCATCGCCCCAACCTGCTCCAGGTACGCATGCCTAACTGCCCCTTGCTCGCGCAGCCAAGCGGCCACAGCGGCGCCGTTGACCCTGCTCTTCGTCCCCACCTTCAGGGTCGGCATGTTCAGCGTGCCGAGCACCTCGCCTGCATTCCCCAGCACTACCAGGGCGCCACTGCAGCCCGGATCAATCCCTACAATCACTCCCCGCCCTCCTCGATCCACTTCACGTCTTTCATGCGCGCACCTCGATCAGCCCCATACGGGCCAGCTGTGCAACCGTCTCGCAGATAGCCTTGTCGAGCAGCGCCCGGCGCTCGTCGCGGCTCAGCTGCCGGCCGTTGTCGATTTCGTGATGGCAGGCAGGGCAGATCGCCGCCGTCAGGCAGTCGTCCGTCTTCTGGCTCATGGATTTTCCGTAGTTGCGGTGCGCGGCCTGGACCCCGTAGGCGCCGCAGAGCACGCAGTTCTCGATCTGGCGGACCGCGTCCAGCCATTTGCGGGAGCGGTACGGTTGCTGGCGTTGGCGGAGCATCAGGCATCCCCCTTCTTCGGGAACACCGTCCAGTTGCCGATACCCTTCCAGCAGCCGGCCCCACCCATGCTCGACACGTTGCCCTTGGGGCCATCAGCCAGCAGGATGAACATGTCGAACCAGACCTTTGGGGCGTACAGCAGGCGCGGGCAGCGCATCGGCCTGAACCCATGTTCGCGGCCGCAGGCCCATGCGAACCGGACGAACGATCCGGCGGCGATGGCTGCATAGATCAGGTTTCCGGCAATGCGCCCCAGCTTCCAGAAAATCCACGCCTGAGCAGCAATGCCGCACGCCATCAGCCAGAGCACGTACCAGTCGATATTCATGCAGCACACCCCCAATGATCCGCAGTCGTGAACTTCACGCCCCGCTCAGCCGCGAACGCCTCCATCACCTCGAACATGTCGGAGAACCAGCGCTTGCTCTGCTTGCGGGTGGACACACCTAGGACGACAAATCCGCCGTCGAGGCCGGGCACGGCACGCTGCTTCTCGACCGAGGCGCTGAAAATGTGCTTCCAGTCCTCATCCTTGAGCTTCTGGCCGTACCACTCCACCTGGCGGGAGATGTCGCGCAACATGGCCCACATGCGGCGGTTTTGCGGGTCGCTGCGGGCCTCTTCGCGCAGGCTCCAGACCATGCCGGCCTCTAGGTCTACGCGCTGAATGATCTGGATGGCCCGGGCGCGGTCCATTTCGTTGCGGAGGGGGAAGGTTGGGTTAGCCATCTGCACGCCCTCCCTTGCCCGTGGCGACGTCGTGCGGTAGGCGCATATCCCGACGCGCATTCACGGTCTCGATAACGGCAGCCGTCGCTGCGCAAATCTTCGCGGTCTGAGATACGCTCAGTTCCTCCCAGGGGATGGAGGCATGCGCCGTCCGCTGATGCAGCGCCCTGGCGGCAGCATAGAAGTCACCGGCGTATAGATGCCCCTCTGCGCTTTTCGCTCGCTGCTTCCAGTACGCAGCGCGCTCTGCATCCTTCCGCAGCGCCTCGACCTCGGCGCGGAGCTGGTCACGCTCAGCCGAAAACCGCACATGAGCCTGGGCAGCCTCAGCAGTCGTTCTGCCAATTGAAGTGAACAGGCTGTAGATCTTCGGCACGCAGTCGGTATGTAGGTCTGAACCTGCAGCAAGCCCCAGCGCACTGCCGATCTGCTGCAGTAATCTGTCATGAGCTCGACTGGAACCCGCTTCCTCCTGCAGCCGCTCGTTCTCAGCGATCAGGGCCAGAACAACGCCAGGCGAGATGGCCGACATGAACTCGATCTCTGCCTCTGCCGGGTCATACGATCCGAACTCGTCCGCAGCGGCGAGGGCCTTCTGCTTCAGCTCACTCCAATCGCCCGGCTTAAATTGGTTACTCATGGGTCATCTCCTGGCGTTTCAGAGCAGCACGAAGTCCGGCCAGCGCATTGCGGCCTACCTCCGGCGTGCAGTTCGATACGGATGCAGGCAAGGCCTTCGGGATCTCGCGCAGCGGTTCGCCAGCCATGACCATCTCCACGGTCGCGGCGTAGTTGCGGTCGAACAGCTTGCGGCTGCGCTCTTCCGGCAGACTGGCGAGCTCGTAGAACCCGGTCTGGCAGGCGGCGTGGTAGACGGCCTGATGCGACCAGTTGCCGGAAAATGCCGGGTGCGCCTTGCGGCAGGCTTCCCGATAGGCTGCATCGCCGGATGGTAGACCGAGCATTTCTGGGGTCGGCTTGCACCACTGGATGAACCGACCGACGCTCGGGGCGAAGTCGCTGCCGGACTGTCGGCACTGCTCGAGGCCGAAGCGGATCTGCTCCAGGGTGTTGATCCCCGCAGCGGCGAACCCCTTGATCCACGAGCGCTTGGCGGATGCCAGAGACTTATCGCTCGGCCAGGCCTGGCGCCAGGCCGGGAAGATGCACTGCAACTCAGCGAACAGGCGGTTGACGACCTCGGCAGTCGCGTCGTCGATCTGGCGCGGCGGCTTTACCATCACTGACGGCAAGCGAGCCGCGGCGCCAGGGATGATCTCCTTGGCCTGGCGCATTACAGGTCCCCCAGGTCGTGCGCCCAGCTGGTATCGCCGCTGTGGAAGTCAGGGCCGGCATGGCGGGAAGGCATGCGACCGAACTTCTCCAAGCGGTTGACCAGCCAGTCGGACTTGAATCCATGCCAGCCAGCCATCAGCGCTTCCGTCATCGCGGTTTCGGCGTCGATGCCGGCCTCTGCGCACCTCACCAGCTCGGCGTTCAGGGCACTCCAGACGGTCGCAGAGATCGGCGCCTTCTTGGTTTTCCGCAGGGCGATCCAGTCCTGGAGCAGTTGCTCAGGGATGGCGTGGGGATTATCGGCCAGAAGTTGGGCCAGTCCGAACGGCTTCTTGCGCTCAGGCTTCGGCTCGTCGGCCTGGGCCTGATCGGATGGGGGGGCAATAACCTCTTCCGAAGGAAGAGTGTTATTAGGGGTATTCTTAGAATAAAGAAGGGAGTCGTCGGTTTTGGTCTGTCTCGGCAGAGGTACGATTCGGCTCTGTTGGTCCGAGTCAGACCTGTTGGTCTGTTTCGGGCCTTCATAGAAGACCCACTCCTTCGGATCGCAGAGGCCGATCTCGCCACGAGAACCACCCTCACGGAAGATCACACGACGCTTCAGCAGATGGCTGATCGCCTTGGATGCGACGTCCGGGTGAATGTTGGTGGCCTTGGATACGTCGGCCGCGGTGATACGGGCAGTGCCTGCCTGGAAGTTGATGGTCGCCTTGGCGACATACAGAGCAACCTTCAGCTCGCGAGCTGGGAGGTCGATCTTCATCAGGGCGTCCATGACACTGTTGTCCATCCGGGTGAACCCCCTGGATGTGTTGCCAATTGGGACTACGTTGGTCATACTCTTTCTCGTTTGTTTGTGGCGCTTTGCGCTGCTATGAAGAAGCCACCCTGCCCGGTGGCTTTTTTGTGCCTGTCATTCAGGCGCCAGCCCTACCAGGGCCTCGAAAAACACCGCCGTAGCGGCGCCCTCCGCTATCCCTTCACCAGCTCAAGCCGGCCTCTCGCGGAACTGCGGGACAGCGCGTAGAGCTGCTGCTGCAGGTTCTCCAGAGAAACGGCCAGCAGGGCCTCGTTCAAACCACAGCCGCGCCTCCTGGCCTCCCTATGCAGCTCCTGCTGCTCTGCCGGGCTCAGCTGTGCCCGGGCGGCATCACATACGTCTCGGCTTGCGTACATCGCCGCACCTCCTGGTGCTTTTCAGGCCCTTTCAGGCCGTTTTCAGATCGTCGAAACTCGTGTCCAGCCCCTGCTTGGCGAGATCTGCAAGCAGGTCGCTCAGTTGGGCCGGCTCGAGCTGCTCGCCGCGGAACAGCTTGGCGAGCGCATGGGCCTTCTGTTGCAACAGCGTCATGGCGAGGATCTGCTCGCGCTGGCCGCCCTGCTGCAGCTGATGGCCGATCCACATGCAGTCACGCGCATAGCCGGTCACGTTCTCGTGATGCGAAAAGCGGGAGGCCTCGACCAGTTCGAGGTACTCGACTGGGCGAACGCGGACCTTGATTTCTTTTTCCAGGTGATCGCCGGGAGCCTTGCGGCGCCGGTCATGCGGAAGCTTCTCGGGCAATTTGGGTACCTCGGGTGTTGGTGGTTGAGATGAAAAGAGTGTCAGGCTGCGTTTTTCTTGGGCGCGGACTCAGCCAGGAGCCAGGCTGGGTCGAACGGCTCTCCACGCATGGCAGCAGCATTGGCGAGGCGAGTGGCGTAGTCGGTTTCACCGGTGTACTCGGTACGCGGCAAGGAGCCTTTGGCAATCCACTTATCAACCGCCTGGCGCTTCACGCCGCAAACCTTGGCAGAAGCCACTGGACCTCCTGCAGCATCAACCGCAAGAGAGATTGCGCTCATGTCGAACTCCTTTTATCAACTTTCGGTTGATATTAAAGATCAACTGACTGTTACGCAAGGCGCATGCAATGATCAACCAATGGTTGCCAAAGAAAATTTACGTCAAGCCTTCTCCTTGAGGCTCCATAACGCTTGCGATAAGGCGGGAATCCGCGTGCGCGGGCGAGCTGTTGATATTCAGGCTGAGCTAAAGCGGCGCGGCGTTCATGCCACGACTACTGCGATAGGAAAGTGGCTGAACGCTGAGGCTATCCCGGAAGCAGATAAGCTTCGCGCCTTGGCAAGATGGCTTGGGATTAGGGCTGAATGGCTGGAATATGGCGAAGGAGAAATGATTCAGCCAGAGAAGGCTGGGGATCTTGCCTCTGAGCCGAGCAACGTATTACCAGCCATTCAGCCCACTCGCCTCTATCGCTATCCCGTTGTCAGCGAAGTTCAGGCTGGAGCATGGACCGAAGCTGTCCAGCCATATGAGCCCGGCGCCGAAGATCATTTCGAGCTGACCGACTACAAGGCAAAGGGGCCGGCCTTCTGGCTCGAGGTCTCTGGCGACTCAATGACTTCCCCGACCCGACCAAGCATCCCTGAGGGGCATTTCATCCTGGTGGATACCGGCTTAGCTCCACAGCCTGGCGACCTAGTGGTGGCCAAGCTGGACACCGAAGAGAAAGCCACCTTCAAGAAGCTGGTCAGCGATGCTGGCCAGCTCTACCTAAAACCGCTGAACCCTGCCTACCGGATGATCCCTATCGACGGAAACTGCCGCCTGATCGGGGTTGTGAAGGAAGCGAAGATGAAGCTGTAGCTCTATTGCATCGAGGGACGCAATGCTTTTTCGGCGTTTGTGTTTTTTTGCTCTTCTCATAACCTCGTCCTCTGTCTTGCAGGCTGCCGACGAGCAGGCTGGAAGGTGGCAGCTATTTCAAGGCGAGTACCCCTTCATCAACTTGAGCGGGGAAGAGCATTGGATTAGGGGGCTATTCAAGCTCGATACAGCAACTGGCAACATGTTTGTCTGCGCTGGATATCAAATTGACGGCGTGCGCATGAGCAAGCCGAATACAGTAATGCAGATTACAGAATGCAGGCCATTCGAGAAGAAGCTGGAATTCCCTAAATAGCTGTTCCGGCGATTACCGGATCAACGAATCATGCAGTCGGGTGCGCTCAGGCGCAGCGCTTGCCCAGGAATAATCGCGCCATTTTCAGAGGGATCAATATGAAGAAGTTTGCCGCACTCCTGATCAGCACCGTTCTCGCCGCCAGCTCCACAGCCGTATTCGCTCACGGCGGCAGAACCGATGCACAAGGCTGTCACATTGACCACCGCACCGGAATCAAACACTGTCATTGATCTAGATTCGGAAGCCCCCTGACATCCCGGCTGGGAGGCCTCTACGCAAGGAAGCATTATGCGCCCGCTGTACGCATTTCCTCTGCTGCTCACTTTCCTCTCCCCGTTCTCGTCGGCCTTCCAGGCCACCGAGGCGCCCCGCACGTTTGCCGAAGCCAAAAAGATCGCCTGGAAGATCTATGCCGAGCGGCCGGTCGACTTCTACTGCGGCTGCAAGTACCAGAGCAACCGCATCGACCTCGCGAGCTGCGGCTACGTACCCCGCAAGAACGCCAACCGGGCCGAGCGCGTCGAGTGGGAACACATCGTTCCGGCCTGGGTGATCGGCCATCAGCGCCAATGCTGGCAGAACGGCGGCCGCAAGAACTGCACGGCCAACGACCCGGTGTTCTCCGCAGCCGAGGCCGATCTGCATAACCTGGTACCGGCGGTCGGTGAAGTGAACGGCGACCGGAACAACTTCGCCTACGGCATGCTGGCCGAAAAGCCCACCCAGTACGGCGCCTGCCCCATGGTGGTCGACTTCAAAGCGAAAACCGCAATGCCGCCGGAAAACGTCCGCGGCGCGGCAGCCCGGGTCACCCTCTACATGGCCGACCGCTACAAGCTGCGCCTCTCCAGCCAGGATCGCCGGACCTACGAGGCATGGAATCGGCAGTACCCGGTCAGCGAATGGGAGCGGTGGCGTAACCAGGCTGTTGGCTGCGTCATGGGCTGGGGGAACCCCTACGTGGGGAATGTCGATCTGTCCAATTGCTCGAGCAAGCAAAGCCATGCAGCCCTTGCGGCGCCTACCGAAGCCCCTTCGCTAATCAGGGCGAATTACACGACCTCGCCGGCCGAGACCGACGGCTTCAGCTGCTCTGCGCGGAAAACGTGCGGGCAGATGACGAACTGTGCCGAGGCTCGGTTTCAGCTGGAGCAGTGCGGGAATCGGAGGCTGGACCGTGATGGAGATGGGGTGCCGTGCGAAAGCCTTTGTAGGTGATGAGCCGCCTCGCGTGGGGCTTCTCGCTTTCCTAACGCCAACATGACGAAACGTTCACGCCACAGCCCCTAACCTACAGGGGTTGTGTTGTGCATTATTTGGCCCCGCTTCCCCTGGCGGGGCTTTTTGTTTCTGCCACCACGCTCTTGGTCTACGCTGAAACCTTCGCCTAGGAGGTTGCCATGACGGATCAGCTTGCCACCCTGCTCCACCGTCTCAATCAGAACCAGCTTGCCCTCGGTGCCGCTATCGAAGAGCTGGCGATCTGGGTCGAGCAGCGCGGCTCTGTCGATACGGCTGAAACCGTAAAGCGTCACCTCTCCACCCTTGAGCAGAATGCCGAATTCATCGGAGGCGCTATTGTCGAGCTGATGGCCGGCAAGTAACCGATCGCGCGCTGGGCTTTTTCCGCCCTGATCCTCACCACCTGCACCACCTGCACCACCTGCACCACCTGCACCACCTGCACCACCTGCACCACCTGCACCACCTGCAGCTTTGCGCCTCTCCTGCATTACCTGCTCGAAAAGTTTACACAAGACCAAAGTGATATCAGCCGAACGCTTGCCCTATGCGCCTGCCTCAAATACTGTATATATAAACAGTAGTAGCAGTAAGGAAGCACCATGGCAAAGCAACGCGCCGCCCGTTCAAGCACCAGCCAAGCACCGGTCTCCAGCTATGACCAGTTGGCTCGCCGCATCCAGGGCGTGATCAGCACGCCCCGCGCCCAAGTTGAGCACCAGGCCGTTATCCATCGACAGGATGATGAGTCGCCGCAGGACTGGGGTCGGCTCCTTGAGGAAATCCGGGACGCCGAAGGCGTGACCATGACCGCGCGCGAGGATGGAGGCGTGCATCTGGCCTGGTATGTCGAGCCGTCTGATTGTTGATTATCAACCTGCCTTGATCTGAGCCCGCCGAGTGCGGGCTTTCTTTTCTCCCAAAAATCAACTTTTGGTTGTTGACTTAATATCAACTAATGGTTGATATTTATCTCACAGCCGCATCACACCGCGGCAGGCCCTACCAGGGCCCCGCTCTTTAGTTCCAAAGGCCGCAGCGAGCCAAGGCCTTGCCAAATGGCAGAACGGGTACAGGGGGAGCCTCGCCCCGTGGCCAGCAGCGTAGATGGCCCTAGATCAAGGGAGAGTCAGTAGGCGAAGAGCCGTGACTGACTGTCGGCACCTCAGGTGCCCCGAGAAAGTCATCGCCCATCCGCAGGTGGCGAGTAACAGCGGACAACAGCCGATTTCCCGGTGCGCCTCACGCGGGGCGCATCAGGGGAAATCCACTGGAGAGTCAACATGACCGAGAGAACGTACCCATACATCGGATGGAGGCTGACGCCTGCGTTCAGGATTGCCCAGGTACTGATTTCCCAAAAAAATACCTGGTATGAACATTACGATGTTGACTGCAATGGGAAAACTTACCCGCGCGAGGACATCCATCTCACTCGCGAAGAGGCAATCGCCGCCGGCCGCAAGAAGATTGAAGCGCGCCGCGAATATCTCAAGAAGCAGGCCGAGCGGCTAGACAAGCTGTCGGCTGCTCTGGACAAGGCAGAGAGCAACTAGACACATCCCGGGCCAGCGGACCGCCTAGGCGGATATCTGGACGGGGATTAGCCGGAAGTGCCCTGGAGTCAAAAACACCGGCAGCAGGCGGTAAGACTGCCATCAGCTTTGCCCTCCCAGCTTACTGAGCCTGCCGACTGGCCCGCGTAACGGGCCATTTCCTCAAAGAGGCTGCATCGGAGAGTGATCTGCCAAGTAGGTAACGCATGCGCGGGGATGTAGACGTTCATTCCGCTGGCGAGCGGAATGTCGGACAGGCTAACCCGGGGACTCCTACCAGATCACTCTACCGATGCAGATGAATGCGCGGTGCTGATGCGCAGGCGAACATGCTGCTGGCCGACTGAAGAAAGGCAGGAAGGCGCAACTGTAATAGGCGGACAAGGGTGTTAGGCCTTAGCCCCCGCACATATGAAGACCGAAAGGTCGTCGAGTCATGCCGGGATCAGCTCCGGCCATCTGCATCACCCCTTCCCTCCGCACCCATCCGACAGCCGTTTCCGTCCCCACCCATGCGCTTGGTCCCGCAATGAGCGAAGACGGCTGCCTGATGCGTGCGCAAACAGCGAGGTAATCGACATGAGTACTGAATTGCATGCGCCCTACACGGCGCGAAACAGCGAGCGCTGGCAGCCGAAGCCGTCATCGCCTGCCGGTATTTCCCGGGACGCCCGGATCACCCGGGAGCGCGAGCAGAAGGCCGCCGCAGCCAAGCGGGAGCGAATCGAAGTGCTGGCCGCTCGTCAGCAAGAAGCAGAGCGAGTCGCATTCGATGGCACGCCGATGGAACGCGGCCTGCACGGCATCGAAACGGAGCTGCTCGGCATTTCCGAGGCCCACAACCTGACATCCATGTACGCCCATTACTGGCGCCTGTACGGGATGCTCAACGCAGCAATGGCCTTCAGTTCGCTGTCGTTCGAACAGGTCAGCGAATTCAGGAAGCGGCAGTCCGAGGCGTATTCCACCCGGGTCAAGCAGCTGGAGGGGAGGCTGGAGAAATGATCAAGCATCGCAGTTTTGCCTTGCTGATCGCTAAGGCTAAGCGGCGCGGCCTGCGCACCCTAGCCGACTTCGCCCGCCAGCCCGTGCGCGTCGGCGGCATCTGGTATGCCGAAGTGCGGCCATGACTAAGCGCCAATGCACCCTGCGTCGCGCTTTCTGGCGCAGCGCCTTCACCGTCATCGCCCTCTGGACAGCAATCTGCTGGGCCATCACCGGCTAATCACGGAACCCCAACTCCATGCACACACAACCAGCACAGGTATCCCCTGCTGTTGCGGCTCAGCTCGACTGGATGACGCTCGGAGAGTTCTGGCCTGAGCGGTTCCATGATCCCGAGCAGCGCCGGCAGTACCAAGAAGCAGCAGCTCGCATCGAGCAAGAGTTCGACAACCATCCGAGGTAATCACCATGGCAACTGTCACGCTGATCCTGGGCAAGTCCGGAAGCGGGAAAAGTACCTCGCTGCGTAACCTTTCCCCAAATGAAACTGCGCTGATCCAGATCATCCGCAAGCCCCTGCCCTTCAAGGGTGCAAAGGACTGGAAGCCCTACGTCACTGACGACCACGCCAAGATCATCGGCGCAGCTCGCAAGACCGAGCGCAAGATCATCGTCATCGACGACTTCCAGTACATGCTGGCCAACGAGTTCATGCGCCGCAGCGATGAGACCGGTTTCGGCAAGTTCACTGAGATCGGCCGGCATACCTGGGACGTTTTCGACGCCCTTCTCAAGCTGCCGGACGACGTGCGGGTCTACATCCTTAGCCACACCGAAGAAACGGAATCTGGCCAAATCAAGATGAAGACCATCGGCAAGATGCTCGACGAGAAAATCACCCTGGAAGGCATGGTGACTATCGTTCTGCGCGCCGTGGTTCAGGACCGCAATCACTACTTCAGCACCCGCAACAGCGGGTCGGACACAACGAAGGCCCCAATGGGCATGTTCGACGACGACATGATCGACAACGACCTGGCGGCAGTCGATGCCGCGATTTGTTCCTACTACGAGCTGATGCAAGCAGCCTGACGGAGACACTGAATGTTCAACCTTGACCCCAGCGCCGCCCGCGCCGCCGATAACAAGTCAGCCTTCATCGATGAGGTCGGCAAGTACATCGGCATCTTCACCCGTGCCGAGTACATGGAAAAGCAGTCGACCGGTTCAACCGGGATCGGCCTGACATTCAAGAGCCGCGAAGGAGCCGAGGCGCAGTTCTACGTCAACCTGAGCTATCAGCACGGCACCCGCAACAAGGGTGGCTATGAACTGGTGAACGCCATCATGGCTTGCCTGCAGCTGCGCAACGTCGGCAACCCTCGGCCTGTCACAGTCGAGAAATGGAACGGCGACACCAAGCAGCGTGAGCAGGTCAGCGTGCAAGGCTTCCCGGAGCTGATGGGCAAGCCGATTGGCCTGCTGGTCCAGATGGAAATCGAGAAGAACAGCGAGAAGGGCCTGCCGCGTCCAACTATCTACGCGCCATTCAGTGCCGAGTCGGAGAAGACTGCCTCCGAAATCCTTGACCAGAACTGCAGAGCCCCGGCCAAGCTGGAAAAGATGGTCCAGGCAGTCATGACCAAGCCGCTGATCGATCGTCGCCCAAAGGGGGGTCAGTCCAACGCTGCGCCAGCTGGATACGACCAGTATCCGCCGTATGACGATCTCGACGATATCCCATTCGATTGACCTCACCATGGGCGCCACTGAGCGCCCTTTTTCATGGAGCGAATCATGAGTATTTCCCTGTACCACATGACCGAGCAGTACCGCCAGGCGATGGCCGAACTGACAGACGCCAACCTGCCGGAAGAAGTCGTCGCAGACACCCTGGAAGCGCTGGAGGGCGAGCTGCTGCAGAAGGGCCAGGCTGTCGCCGCCTTCGCCTTGAATCTAGGCGCCGAAGTCGAGGCGATCAAGGCCGCCGAGAAGGCCGGCTATGACGTTCTGATCATCGACAGCTATTCGCATGAATGGACCGGCCCGGGCGGCTGCCTGGAGATCAATGATCTGTATGCCAAGACCAACTGCAAGGGCAACACCTGGGCGGCCTGGAACGAAACCACGCCGCGCCACCGGACTACGACAGCTTCGACGACGACATCCCTTTCGCTCCCCTTCACCACCTGGTCGGTGCCTAATGCCGGCCCTGCTCATGGAAAACACGATGACTGCCTACATCTTTGACAGCGAAACCACCGGCCTCAAAGAGCCCCATCTGATCGAAGCCGCATGGCTGCGCCTTGGTGACGTCGCCGGCCTGCCGGTAACCGAAGAGTTCCTAATGCGCTACAGGCCGGGCAAACCGATCGAACTCGGCGCCCTGGCCACCAGCCACATCCTCGATGAGGAATTGGTCGACTGCCCGCCGCACAATACCTTCAAGCTGCCGGCTGATGTCGAGTATCTGATCGGCCACAACGTCGACTACGACTGGGGCGTGATCGGCAAGCCGGATATCAAGCGGATCTGCACCCGGGCGCTCGCATCTGCCCTCTGGCCAGAGGCTGATTCCCATAGCCAGTCGTCCATGATCTACCTGCACTACCGCGGCGAGGCACGCGACCTGCTGCGTAATGCCCACGCCGCACTTGATGATGTGCGGAACTGCCGCCGGCTGCTGGTCAAGATCATCGAGGCCCTAGCTGGGCGGCAAGGCCGTCCCGTTGCGTCCTGGGAGGAGCTGTGGCAGCACTCCGAAGAGTGCCCGTATCCCCAAGGTCATCAACTTCGGAAAGCACAGAGGCATGGCCATTGCCGATCTTCCCAGCGACTACAAGGCATGGCTGCTGCGCCAGCCAGACCTTGATCCCTACCTGATCAAGGCTCTGCAGAGCCGGTAATCGACTAGCCAGGGCACGCCCGGCGACCTCCCGGAGTATCCCAATGTACGACGCAATCAACACTCTCGCCTCGAAGGAGCGGGAGCGGCGGCGCCTGGCCGCTCTCATGGATCAGCATGTCTCTTCCGGAAACAGCGTGACCACGCTGGCCGGCTTCACGCCGAAGCCCATGCCGTCTCGCGGCAACAAGATCGATCCGGACACGGTCCTCAAGCGCCGGCGCCCCGCAATCACGGCAGCGGATCGTCGGATTCTCCGGGAACTCGCGGAGGCGCTATGAAAAAGCGCACTTCCTACTCGAATGACGACCTGGCACTGGCCTACGAGCTCCACCACGAGGGCTGCTGCTGGAAATTGATCGCCTGCTATCTCGGGCTGGAATGGGAGGCGCTGCGGGAGGCGGTGTATCGGGCCGAGCGTGAGGGGTTGGGGAAATGACCGCCAAGACCAATGCCGAGCGGTCAGCCAAGACTGCCACCAAGCGCGCCGCCGTCGGCGAGATCGAACTCCGTCACCGCGTACGTCTCGGCATCCGCGCCATGCTGGCCGACCTGATGGCCTGGCATGGCATCGAGGAGCAGGCCGAGGCGATTCAGCTTCTCGCCCTGAACGCCGACAGCGTGCAGTTGCTTCCGCCAGCCGCCGGCGCGGAGCTGCTTCGGCATCGCGCTCGGCCCGGCCTGATCGCCAAGCTCGAATCGCTGGCGGGTAGAGATCCGCAGCTCATCGGGCTGGTGGTCGAGTCGCTGATTGCTGCGGCTCACGCTGCTGGACAGGAAGGCTCGACGTTCATGCTCGCCATTCCGCGCCACGAAATACGCATTTCCGAAAACGTGGCGCACGCGCTCTATCTGGCCGGCGCTGCCGAGGCATCAAGGCTCGACCGGGCCGAATCCTGAATCCACATATTCCGCTCCTGCTGCACACGCGGCGCGGCGGCGCTTTGCTTGGAGAAAACCATGAGCACCTTCGCAGTATTTGGAATGACGGAGCACTTCGCCCGCGAAGAAGCTCGCAAGAAGACGCCGACGAACGTCGGAAAGACCCAGCTGACCGAAGCT